TTGTCGGTAAATTTATCCCATTGTTTTTTAAAGAAACCTCTTTCATCTTTTTCTTCTTCTACTTTAGTTTTTGGTTTTTCTTTTTTGGTGTCAACATCACCTTGTTTACCTTGTTTTAATCGACTTTTAGATCGTTCTATTCTTCGTTCTGCATCACGCCTAATTTTATTTTTAACTTCGGCTGTCGTTTCATTACCAGCTAGATAATCTTTTTTGTTTTGCTCAGTAACTTGATTTTGAGTTTTAGTTTGTAGAAAACCACCTGTTTGGTCATCGACAAAGTTATTTATATTAGCTCCTTGATTGGCTGCATTTATTTGACCTTGACTAAACATATTATATGTATCTCCTGCAGGAGTACCTTGAATAGCATTTTTAAAGATAGGTGTTCCAGGTATTTGTTGTGCAGCTACACTTGGTTCAGAATGTATATTTATACCTTGTGTATTAGCTAGTTGCTGTTGATACACCGCCTCTTCAAAAGCTAATTTATTATTTTCTGACTCATTTAAGATGTCATCAAAAGCTGTATTTCTTGAAAATGGATTAAACATTAGTAACCTCCCCCTTGACCAAACATTCCACCTGCACCAAGTAGTGATGCAAAGGCTCCAATGTTGCCTGCTAGATTATTGTTTCCAGGGCCATAAGTTGTTGACGTAGTTGGATATGCTGCTCCTGTTAATGCTCCTTGGCGAATTGCTAAGTTACGCAATGGATAATCTCTTTGTTGTAAGAAATCATTGAACTTATAGTCTTCACCTTGTTGAGCAAATTGTTGATTAGCTGCTCCAACAGATTGACCTGCAAGTAAAGCCTTCATTGCTTCTGCGTTTTGTGCGCCTTGCATTTGACCCATCATACCGTAGGCTTGATTACTTAAACCACGATTTTGTAATTGAGCCGCTTGATTGAGTTGGCCAGTCTTCATTAAGTTAGCAACATTTTGTTGATCAGCACTCATCTGACTTGCACGGTCTTGATTAAATTGTTGTTGTGCATTTTGGAACCCTTGATTTAAAGTTCCAGATAAGAATTGATTGACTTGATTATTTGTATTTTGTTGTAATTGCGAATTTTCTAGTGCCGTTCTATTATTACCAAATGCACCTCGTGCAGCTTGTCGTCTTCTCAACTGTGCTTGTTGATCAGAACCTTGCTGATTGATTGTTTGCAATCCTTGATTAATAACTTGTTGCTGAAATGGATTCATGTACTGAGCAGCTTGTTGTGCGCCAAACTGTTGTGAAGTAATTGAATTAGGATCAGCAAGAGTCATAGCACTAGAGCCAGCGTTACCTGCAATACCAGTCATTGCGTCAGTATAGGCTTGACTACCTGGTGCTGTATAATTGCCACTGGCATCATACATATTTTTTAAGTAGTCAGTACCTCGTGTTTGCAAATCATTTTGTTTTGCAAATCTTTTAAGTGGATCTGCATCATTGTATTGCTGATATGGCGAAGCTGCAATTGTATCCGCCATTGTAATATTTTTTTGTGTCGCATCCTTTAACCAATCAGGTATCTCTGTTGCCTGAACTTGAATTGGATTTTGACCTCCGCCACCCATGCACATAATTGTATCTCCTTATAATTTTGTGGTGTAAATTCCGCCTGCTCGTGTAAAGCCTGCTTTATTAAAAAATTTATCTTTTGCTTCAATATGTCTGCCGTCTAAGACTGACATAATTAAAGGTTGTTTGTGTTTGTTAGAAAACTTTTTTAGTTTTTTTAAAAGTTGTTGACCAACCCCTGTATGTTGTACAGAGGAGTCAACGTAAAAGAACGCATCAAATAATCCACCTTCATCTGAGAACCACATGTTATTCCAATAGCAACCGATAGTTCCATTGAGAATACCTTGTTTATCTTGACTCACCCAACACATTTTATTCGTAACATGTTGAGAGATATATTTAACGGCACGTTCTTGATTGATTGCTGGATAAGTTGTACTCGCTTCTGAGTGCATCTTTTCCAACATGATAAAGATATCAATCACATCTTCTTGAAGGGCTAGTCTAATCATTATTCGTAATTGTAAATTCCTCTTTTGATAGGTCTATTTAATGGATCATTTAATAGTTGTGCTAATTCTTCTTCTGATAGAAGTTCTAACGGTTTATTAAATTCAGCTAATGCTTTAGCTTTAAGTTCTGCTTGTTCATCAGAAGCATCTTGAGCAGCCCCTGCGGTTACTGAACCTGCAGTTGACGCTCCCGCATTGATTGCAGTTGATGCATTCATACCACCTGCTGTACTGTTAGCCACAGCATTGGCTGCTGTACTACTAGGGCCAAACATATTATATGCCGCATCGCCAACTGATATTGGAGGTGTAGCTGTACCAGAAAGAACTGGACCCGACACTCTAGGTCCAAGATTATTACCAAGCATTGGATCTGATGCAGGAATATTATTACCTGTAATAGGATTAACACCGCCTGTTGATCCACCACCCATAAAGGTTGAGCCAGACGCCATATTACCCATACCTGTCATACCACCTGAAACTACTGCTCCAGTTAAACTTGATTCATGGTCATTACCTACTACTCGGTTAGCGGTATAGTTAACTGCCGCTGCACCTAATGGATTAGCCATTAATGCAGGTGCCAAAGTAGGCATAAACATTGAAGCTGCAATTGGTAAAATAGTTCTTAGCATTTTGTTTTTTTTAATTTTGTTTCTAGCTTTTTTAAGTTTCTTTTTTAAGCCACTTAAAAAATATTCAGGGTTACCTGTAGTTGGATTAATTTTATTGTCTGCCATTCCCACAACAAATTCTAATGGGTTAATACCCGCACTTTCAAACGCATCTCTTACGGCTGTTAAGACTTCTTCAGTTTGTGCATCAAGTGGAATTATAATCTCTCCAGGAGTTAAGTGTCCTAAAACATTATCACCACCTCGACCTGTTTGTTCTGCAAAAGCCTGCATGTTTGAGTTCATGCCTGCTTGAGGGGCTTCTTGCCCCGGTTGTGGCATCATGGTTGGTGCCATGCTCATATTATCTATCGCCATTATTTTAGTACTCCTCGGTTTTTTAAATCTGCAATGAGTGTTGCCACTACATTTGCTAGTTCGGTTAAAGTTGTAGTTGACACATTATAAGTTCTAGTGTCGGTTGAATTACTAGTAACGTAAGGTTGTTTATTCACTAAAGATAACTGTCTTACGATCTCTTCTAGTTTTGATGATACATCATTGGTATAACGAGTATCGTATTGTTCAGGTGCTGAACCTAAAAATATTCCTCTTTTTGCCATTACCTACGTCTTCCCGCAGGAGCAATATCAATTCTGTTTTTACCCATACGATAGTGTCCGCCAACAACATTACTTTGTAATTTAAATGACAAAGTTCTAGCACTGTTACGCATATCAATTTTTTCTGTTGATGGTGAAATGGCATAAGGACCAATAGTTTCAACTACTGAATTAGGTTTATCTTTTAAATCTACTGTTAATAAAATATCACCTGTTTGATCTTCAAAATCAGGTACCCATCCAAATAGATCTGCAATCTGTTCACCGTCTGCGATATCAAGTGGTGCTGTTTGTAAAGTGCAATCCATTGCTGATCCATCATCATCTTTACCAAATTCGTGTTGGTAAATATAACTTACACCATCTTCATTAGAAGCTAATGGGTAAGGCCAAGTAGGAGCGTCAATCCAAGCTGATCGATCCATTGTACCAACTGACCAACTGCCTTCTTTCATATTATAAATAACATAACGATTATTAAATGTAGAATTTGCCGTTGGGTAAAACCACCATACTTCATCGTGTTTTGAATTGTGTGCTGCAAACACTTTTGATCTTTGATCAAAGTTAAAGTCATCAAAAACAAAACGCTCAATCGGACTAGAGTTTAATTTTTTAGCATAACCATCATACATAAAGAAGTTTTGTTTGGTCATCCAAAAAGACATACCACCAACTTCAACTGAGGCTTTAGGAGCAATCAATCCACAGTTGGTACCTACAATGTTAAAGTTAAAAACTAATGTGTCGGCTGTAAACTGCATTAAAAAAGCAGTTGTGTCAGACCATAATAAAATGTTTCCACCTCTTAATCTTTTGCCACCGACCATAATCGTTCCGCCTGAGAGCAAATTTGAGCCAGCATCATTATCTGAAGCTGCGGTCCATTGTGTAAAGTCTTCTTGATCAGACCAAGATACTTTCATTGGATCTCCATCTGAACCAAAACAAACAAGGTGTCTTTGTTCTGTGACAACAATACCTTGATTATTATCTGGTGTATTAGCACTAACAATTTGTGAAGTGTCAGTTGATGCATCATAATAATATGGTCGGTCACCACTAGGACAAAATATTAAATCTTCCCCCCAGTTATCCATGGTAAAAGTTTTTAATGCAAGTGTAATGCCAGTACCGCCTGTACGAGGAGTACCATAAGTGCCTTGGTTCCAAGTACCTGTACCGTAACCAAAAGAAGCAAACGCTGAAACATTACCAACAGCCATATAATAATAATAATTTAAATTGCCACTATGTGTTCCTGAAGCATTAGCATTAGTTGCTGAAGTTATAATATAATTATTAGCATCAGTTGCAGCAGTTACTTGAAAGTCACCATTTAAAACCACATTGTTAAAAGTAACATTAGTTAATTTAATCCAATCATTCTCAGCTAAACCGTGAGTAGAATGAGCAATACTAACTTGGTTTGATCCACTAGTAGTGGTGATAGCATTAGTTAATGTTCCCGTCCCATTAATACGATAGGGCGTACGATCATTTAAATAACCATTTTTATAAATATAAAATCTTTCTGTAGTTATAGCACCAATTAAATCTGTTTGATCATTAGTTGACCATGCAGCTAATGCTCTCGGTGTACCTGTTAAAGTTTGTGTTGATAGTTTTGACCATCCACCAATCTTTTCAGGTTGACCGTTTTTAAATCTAATTTTGTCAGCATCAATAAATCTACCTTCAGATGCATATTCAGTTTCATCTTTAACTACTCCTGGAGCAAAAGCTAACGGTTGTAATGTCATTATGATGTTCTCTCCCACATATAAACTACAATGTATGGGGGCATGTTATTGTGTGCTAAACCTCCACCTTGCATTGCTGCGTTTAAATCAACATTGCTTACTGCTTGGTCACCACCTATATAACCATTTAAACCACCACCACCTAAATCATCAGAATAACCATTTGCACTTCCTCTAGGGTGGTTGTGAGCTGGCATTTCATTAATACTAAGAGTGTGTTTTTTAGCTCCACCAGTTCCTCGACCATTTCGAAAATCATTATCAGGATCGCTACTAGTTTGACTAACTAACATTCTGCCTTCACCAAATCTTACCCATGTTCCAAATCCAAACAACGTGTTTGGATCATTTAATAAAACATTCATATAGATGGAACCTACTGGATATATATTTGATAACCTAGCTCCAGGCACAGTACCTGAACTTAAATTACTTGCGTTTAAAGATGATCCATCTATTTTATTATTTATCTGAGTTTGGATTGCTGTAGTGACCCCATTTAAATTTTGAAATTCTACATTTGAAACACTTCCATCAGCAATTTTTGATGCGTCAATTGCTGCTGCACTATCTATGTCAGCATTAATAATTGATCCATCAACAATAGTTGTTGTAATAGTTGGGTTAGATGAAAAATCAGTAGAGACAGAACCATTGACGATTCCACTTAAAGTAATTGTTTTACTAGAAGAAAAACTATTAGCAGGGCTAGTTGCTTCAACTATATTTGAGCCATCACCGTAAACGATACTTTTTAATCCTTGTGCAATAACTACACCTGTTCCTGAATTACTTTTAAAAGTTAAATTATAAGAGCCACTAGTATTATTAAATATAATATATGGTTTAGTGTCATTTGATGCGGTCTTAACATCTATATTACCAGTTAATGTTCCTTGAAATTCTATAATAGCAAAACTAGATTCAGAATCTGATAATGTAACATTAGAGCCACCACCTACACCTTTGACTATACGTTGAGCAATTGCCTTATCAATTTGATCGATAGTTCCATTTAAAACATTTCCCCAATTGTTAGCTTCAGAACCAATATCAGGTTTAGCTAAATTTAAATTTGAAGTTACAGTAGTAGTCATGAAATTCCTTTACGTTTTAATAATGTAATTAACAAATACATGCGGATTTAATACGCTAGTGCTTGAGCCAGAAAAACTAGGTGTTATAGCGTTACCACTAAATGATGCACTTGCAGATAAACTGTGGCTGTGTCCTTGTGCGCCACCTGTGTTGGATGATGGGTGTACTGAAGGCGTTGCATTGTTTCTATCAAATCCTATTGAGTATTTAAAGTCATCTGAACCCGAGGCTTGATAACCTTCTAATGAAGCAGATTTTTCTATACCACCTGATTTATATGCATTTCCATAACGTCTCACCCAATCGGCATTTGCATTTTGTTCCATCGAATGATTTGCAAATAAATAGTGATCGTGCGATGGCATTTCATTAACAGTTAAAGTGTGTGAAGATGTGTTTCCGCTAACTGATACTGAGCCTGTTGGTGTTATAGCAGTAACTGAGCCACTAGGAGTTACTGTTTCACTTCCGCCTGTAGCACCTAAACTACCTGCCGAACCAGCTCCACGAGGAACATTGCCATCAAAGCCTGGAATATTAAATGTTGAACTTGAAGCACTGCCGTAAGCAGTACCGATTACTGCAAATAAAGCAGAATAGGTTGATCTAGAAACTGAAGCACCGTTACATAATAAATATCCGCTGGGGGCAGAGGTGCCACCAAACATTAATATCATTCCAGTTGGCATTGGGTCTGTAGCAAAAGAAGTACTAATAGAAGCATTGCCACTTACAAAATTAGCTGTCCCAACAACTGCCCCTGTCAGTGCGACTGTTGCGTCAGCAACATTAGCAGGTGTCCAAACGGCTGTAGCTGCATTACCTGCAGTAGTAGCGATGTAAATAATTTTATTAGAACTATCTACGCATACTTGGCCAATAAAATCTGCGGCAACATTATTATTAGGGTCACCTGTAAATCTTAAACCAATAGCTGCATCGATTGCGTCTAAATTACTGTTAAGTGTGTTACCCCATGAATTAGCTTGTTCACCTGCACCTGGTTTTTCAAGTGTTAGATTTGAAGTAAAAGTTGATGTCATAAATTATTTCCTAATCAGTTGCTACAGTTAATAAAGTACCTTGTCGCTCAAAGTCACTTTCACGCATAGCTTGATCTATTTCCGCTATAACAATTTGCATCCAATATCCTTTTTCAGCATCGTCTTTTAAATACTCATTAGCAAATGCACACGTTGCAGCTAATAACATTCTTGGATATCTTTTTGTTAAAAAATTTTCTGCATTAGATGAAGTTAAGGCGGCAGGTTCATTAAAATAAATCATTTCATAACTGTAATCAGCATTAGCAACTAAGTTAAAATTTATTTTTGAACCATCTGTATAATATTGAGTTGGTACACCTTGAGTTCGAGTATTACCTGATGAATAAGTAATTGACGCTTGTAAGACTTCTGGTAGTTTTCGTGTAAGTACAGAATTATTTGCTCCAATAAGTTTAACTTGTTTAGCAGCTAGATAATCATTTGGTAAGTTTACCGATGATGTACCAGAACTAATGGTACCACTAACAGTTGTTAATTGATCTCTAAGTCTAAGTCTGCGATAAAGAAATGCTTCTGCTTGACGAATTAAAATTGCAACAGGAACATTCTGATTGACAAAATTACGGATACTACCTTCAGTAGATTTATCCGCAGTTAATTGATGATAATTCATTTAAGTTCCTTTTTTAAATTGGGATAGACCCAGCTTACGCTGGATCCATTCCGTCTGAGCCAGTGTCTTTGACTTTACCCATTGGTGTGTAACCTTTGTCTAGTAGTGACTCAGATTTGCCATCCAATGCTTTTTTATATCCATGAGGATTAGAAGGAACAGAAGTTCCTTTACCTAGTGCATCCCCACCGATGTCTTGTGTATTTGATCTGATTGCATTGCTGTAACCAGTTGTATCTTTCATTCCATATTTTGGCATGATGTATTCTCCTAATTAAAATTAATTATCGTTCGTTAGCAAAGTAGCCACGATCTATAAATCCTGTGTGGTCGTAACCTTTTAGTCTTGCACCTTTAGGATCGTTTTCCATGTTCTCAGTGCTATCTTTAACGCAATAACCTTTGTCGTGATCCAAGTCACTTTTGTTCATTACGCCAGTCATTTGATTCTTATCGAATTTCTTTTTTTTCATTTCCATGATGATGTCCTTATAAAAATGGAAGGAGTGCCATAAGCACTCCCTCCAATTGGTATTATGTAGCGGAATCCCACTTCACAATTCTAGCTTGTGCAGCTGAGTCGTGAACTAGACCAAAGCCACCTAGGTAGTACCATGCGATACCTCTAGAACGACCGTAGTCAGTAGGAATTTTACCACGCATTTCTTCAGGTATTGCAATTGCTTCAGCTACAGTATCTGCACCAAAGAAATAACAAGCATTAGATTTGCCGTTAGTAAATTCTCCTGTTGGAGTTCCGAATCCACCTTTAGCAACATTTGTTTGCTCGATGAATCGTACGTTCTCATATCTTCCAATTTCGCCATTCATGATCATTTGGAAACCACCATCAGTGTACTGATGAATTGCTTCTAAATCATTTTTAACGCCTCTGAAAGTTGATGGGTGAGCGATCGCATAGTAGTCATCATTGATGTATGCAGGAATATCTCTTTCCTTCATGATATCAACAATAGCTTTAATGTGATCTTTACCCATTGCAACGTCATTAGTTACTGAAGTAGTTCCGTCAGCATCTAGAGTTACAGCACTTGTTGATGTACCTCCAGTTGGAACTACAGCAAGTGGTGTAGCTTTGAACTGAGCATGTGCTGCTCCGTCAAATGCTTTCTTAGCATCGTTCTTTAGAACTTTGTTAATCACTTCTGTAACTGAGTGTTTTGATAAATCATCTAACTTACTAGAGTAGCCAACGCTGTTGCCGTACTCAGTAATTGTTAATTGATTTTGTTCTACAGTAAAACTAGTTTCAGGAATTGCTGTGCCTTCAGTTAAAGTTGTACCTGCAGTACCTACATCGCTGTAGATATTCCAGTTAAACTTATCACCTTTAGATAGACCTTTATTAGTCGCATCTTTAGCATCACAAAACTGTCTAAACTTTACCATAGGTTGCACAGCCATTCTAAGTACATCAGACAATTCGTCTGAATACATAAAACCACCGGCAGAATTTGTACCCCATACTTGAGCCATATTCTTTATTCTCCTATTTTAGTTTATTTATTTGTTTAAGTTAAATTTGACCTCGTCTTTTTTGCATCATACGCACAACATCCGATCTAGTAGGAGGTGGAGGAGTATCCTCGCCTATACTTGCGGTACTTGAGGTAGATGGTTTGACGACATCTGCGCTCTGCCTTTTAGCTTCAACTTTTTTTATTGACGCTTTAGGTTTCGCTTTTTTTTCACCATCAACATTGGACAGTTTAGATTTTGACCATTGATCAACAGCCTCACACGCACTTCTAAATAACTCCGAGTCTGATCTCGAATTGCCACTTTGGGCATCTTCGGCTCTCATCTCGTGTACATATTGTGCTGCTAGGTATGTAGTATTTCGGTCAGCAAAAACATCCGGGTACTCTTGCCCCAGATCTTTTAATAGGTTATCGAAAGCAACTTTGTTTTGAACTTGCTGTGTCGCTTGTTCGGCTGCTTGTCGTGCAATCGCCATCTCATCAATTTTTGGTTGTTGAGGTGTGCGCGTTTGCAAAATTTGTTTTAAAGCATTTTTAGCTGTATCACCTTCGCCAAATTGAATATCATGGACCAACTTATTAAGTTGTTCATCATTCATTTCTGATTCAGGTTTCTCTTCTACTTTCTCTTCTGCTTTTTGCTCTCTCAATTGTGCTAACTGTTCGGCTTGAGCCTTCATAGTTGCAGCTTCTTGAAATTTCTGCGTAGCAGAGTCTGCCATTTGAGCCATACGTTTTAATTCATCAAGGCTAACATCTTTTTCTTGGCCATTGACTTTAAGTTTGTACGTCTCAGCTACAGGTGGTGTAGTAGGTTCTTCAGCTTCTTCTTCAACTGGTTCCGCTTCAACTTCTTCTTGCTCGGAATCACTTGCTTCTTGAAGAGGTTCGTCTTCAGCAATAACTTCGCTATCGGGTTCTGCTTTAACTTCTTCTTCTTGTTCATATGCTTCTGGTACTTCAGTTTTTAACTGCTCTTTTCTTGCAGCTATAATAGACTCCAAGGTATTATTTCTTGGATTAAGTAGTACTCGTTCTTTGTCAGCAATCTCTTTACGTTTTTCTTGATCGCTTCTAGTATCTTCTTCGTTAACCTCAAGGTGAGGTGTTTCTTTTGGGGCGTTCTCAACAACAGCTTCAGTAGCTTCAGGTTGAGAGATGCCCTCTTGGGTGATCTCTTCAGACATTATGTCCTCCTATGTTATTTGTTTAAATCTTCTTCTTGAATAATTTGCTCGGCAAGTATTCCTCGGTCGATTTGTTTCTTCAGATATTCTGTAAGCATAAAGAAAATTCTTGCATCATTTTGCAATTTTCTAACTGTGTCGACTTTAGTTGCATCGGTTGCAATTAGTTTTCTTATAGC